AGTCAACGTAGCACCTGCCGCTGCTCCGAATGTGAATGTTCCACCATCACCAGCACCAAATGTGAGTGTCACTGCAGTCATGCCAAGAACAGCTATGCCGTCAGATCCATCAGCGATTGGTATTCAGGCAAGGACTCCCAAACTTATTGTGACATAAAAAAAGGGACTCCGAAGAGTCCCTTATAACCGCATTGCATTTAGGCACGAGCGGTTTGTCCCAAGGTAGTGGGATTCTTTAGTCGTCTTCAGCCAACTTAGCAAAGTAAGACAAAGTGTCATCCTCGCTTTCATCAACATTAGACGCTACCGATACTGATGGTTTTGATTCCATGTAAAGTTGGTCTTCAACATCACCAGTTTGTTCAGCGACTTTCTCAGCAGTGGTAACTTTCGCTCCACCAGTAAGAACCATGTTCAGCTTCTGCTTCAACTCATCATAAGTCTTGAAGTTTTTAGGGTCAACAATCTCAGCTAGTGATTCTTGTTTCGCCCAGATACCTTCAATGTCTGCATCTTCAGGTGCGATAGGAGTTGGAGTAGATTCAAACTCAGACTTATCATAGTTACGATAGCCATCAACCTGTCGCGCCTTCAATTTAAAGTTTACACCTTCCCAGAAATCAAAAGGATTTACTGGAGTCTCATCTTCAAACTGAGGTTGCATAACGTCTTTGATTTTGTCAAAGATTTTCTTACCGAACTTGTAAAGCATAACCTGTCCCTCGTTTTGAGGATTAGCAGGATCCTTTACAACAAGAACATTAGCATAGTAAGAGAGGCGACGCTTCTGCTTACGAGCCAGATCTTTGTTGGCATCCGTGCCGCTGTTCCACAACTCGCTGTTGAGTTCTGATACAGGGTCTTGTTGGTTCAGAGTAGTGAGTGAATTTTCGATGTACCACTTACCAGTTGGACCTTGGAAGCCATGGTTGAACATACGAACCCATGGTAATTCCTCGCCCTGTGGCGCAGGCAAAAAACGAAGAACGGCATAACCATTACCAGCGGAATCTACTTTCAGCTTCCACTCGTTTCCGTCATCTTTTTTGTAGTTGTTTTGGGGGGCATCAATTTTTTCGACTTCTTTCATTAGGTTATCGAAAGAGCCTCTTGCTTTACGCAAGTCAGATAGTGAATTAAACGACATATGTATCTCCTGTGTATACGTTGTATTTGCGTTGTATGATTTGTCCTATATCAGCGGACGAGTTATTTATAAAGATTCTCACCTACATTCCTCATCTTGTCTGTTAATTTGACAAACGGTCGATATTTCTTAACGAGTAAATTGATACTCTCTAAGAAGATATCATCACTATTATCGCTCATTTTAAACAATTTGTCAAGCAAAACTAGCGTCTCAATTGATATTTTTTTACCAAGATATAGACGATAGACCAATGCGTGATGACCTTGATCAGCGATAAATGGATCGGGGATGGATTCTTTTTCCATCTCCAGTTTTATCAATTCGATGTCTTGTTCGAACTGATAATCTCTTCTTGCCTTGCGTGTCTTCCATTCTTTATATACTTCGGAAGCGTGTGAGTCAAACATCCCGCCCCACTTATCTCCAGAAACAAAGTTGGCGACCAACAAGTCAATGATTTCTTTTTTCTTATAGTCCCTTGCAAGTTTACGCATTGCAATAATATCTTTCCTTTTCAGGAATGCTTTCTGACTCGCCTTCACAGCACCACGTGTTTTTGTGATGTCATACTTCTCAGTCGTGAAGTGGAGTTTGAGAGCAAGATACAACTTGTAAACCTCAAATGGATCCATTACAGAGGCAACTTCCCAGACTTCTCAAACTTCAGAAGGTTGAGTTCTGATGCCTCCACTTTAATCTTATCTTTCAAAGATGTTGTAAGCAGTTTCTTTACGGATTCAATCTCCATCGTATTCTTCTCACAGAAGGCAACAATAGTATCAATGTATCCAGAACCAGTCCGCACTGCTTCTTTCTCGATGTGTTGAGAGAAGTCCGAGGAACTTTTAAACTGCTTGGTGATTAAGTATTGATCTGTGACTTGGGATGCATCCGTCGTCATATCATTATCAACTACTACTTTCGGCATTGTGTAGTCTCCCTTTCCAATCTCTAATATATTCAATGACATCATGGCTCCGTTTAATATAGGGTTCATTACAAATAGTATGTTCAGCTTCACCTTTACGGTCAAACTCATAGACAACAGGGTGATTAAATGCCTCTGCTATCTGATTAATTGTGTATGGATGGTTAGATCCGAAATGTGCTTCTCTCATTTTCTTTCCAGCAACAACAAGATTACACACTCCCATCGCGACATCCTCTACATGAGTAAAATCTCTCGACTTCTTTCCTGTTCCAAAGACTCGCAGACTATCGCCTTTAAGGATTTGATTCTTAAATGCTCTGATCACAGTACTGTGTTCTCCATAGTCTGCTTCCCTTGGACCATATACATTATAAAAGAACATGAGGTGAAAGTCAAGGGAATAATGCAAATTATAAAAATGTAATACTTCTTCGCACATCGCCTTACCAAACGTATAAGCATTTGCATATGCGTCGCTAAAATTGACGCTTGAAGACTGAGCAAAGTATAGAGGACATTGGAATCTGGTTGCCCATTCACACACAGCAACTGTCGGACTCACATTGTTCAGAATAGATTCTGCTGGGTGATCAAATGATGCTCTGACACGTGGCGTATTCGCAAGATGAATTATTGCATCACAGGGTGGTGGTGTCACGTCACACACGTTCTCGAAAATATAGCTGACATTAGAATGGTGAGATACATACCTACCATTTCTTCTATCATCGATTACTGTTATTCTGTAATCTCCTTCTGCCAGTAGATCGACTACATGACTTCCAATGAATCCACATCCACCTGTAACTACAATATGCATCATTAGTTCCTCGGCTTATAAAATATATGTGCGTCAATCTTGGCTGTAATTGTCATGCTCTTATTCCAGTCAGGATCGACATAATCAGCGTGATAGAATAATGCACCGTCAGTCACATCAAACTTAGACTGCATTGCTTGCTCGGCTAGGATATAGATTTGAATATATCTACTCATATTCTTGATATCATCGCTCTTGCCGTCACAATACCAAGAGAATTGACAACGATGTCGATATGGGATATATCTACCAGTCGACTCAACATAATAGTGTGGTGATTCGTACACAACCTCACATATAGTGCTCGGAAATGCGTTAGACCTTTCGCGATTAATTGTAACATTAGCGACCGCCAGCATACCAGCAGTTGATTCGTTTCTTGCTTCGTGGTAGATATTCTGTGCCAAACAGGTAGTTTGTATATCCATCTTTGATCCAAGAAGTTTTGTCGTTTCTTCCATTGGATTGGAAGAAATTGCTATCAGGATCGCAAGTAATGGGTCAAGAAATTTCATAATATAACCTAAAAATTAGAACTTAACGACTACGCTTGTTCCCAAGAAATCGTCAGTCTTGTTGCCATCGCCATCTGTGTTGTATTCGTAAAATACACCAACACTCAAAGCATCAGACAATGCATAATCTATTCCAAAATCATTTTGTGATTCATAGAACTCACCATCACTATACACGTCACTATCAATAGCAAACTTTGGTTTCAAGTCAATGTAAGCACTTAATTTGTCTGTGAGTTGATAATCTGCTGCAATAATTGGTTGCAGGTTTACAAAGTCATCCTTTGCATTTGACTCGTATGTTTTAATTTCAGTTCGAGGTTTCAGATAGAAATTACCAACTAGGTCAATTTTCGGTGCAGTCAATCTATAACGATTCTCTACAGTTCCACCACTATCTGTCCAACGATACGTGTAACCCCAACCTGCAAGTTTAGTGTCAAGTTGAACCATGTTATAATCAACGCCAGCAGTATATTTACGGAAAGTGATAGATGAGTTTCCTGTTGTAAACTGAATATTGTTTTCGATGTAATCTTCAACGGCATGAGCAGGGGAAATAGAAAATGCGACTGCTGCAGCACCAAGAATCAATTTGTTCATATGGATTAGTTTCCTAAAAGAGATATATTAAAATAATGGGGACTTCTGTTGCTAGGCGTCCCCTGACCCCGAGAAATTATGCTGCTAGAGCAAAACCCTCATACGCGAAATTATCGTTTGCGTTTACTTTAGTTTGTTGCGCTCTTGCGGATGGGATCGCCCGTCCGTCTCATAGGTGGCTTCCGCACCTGTTCTCCACTTACCGAATCATCCCCTGTCGAACCTAT